GTGGCTTTCGCCACGACGTTTCTTCTTCCCGTTTATATGGCAAGTGCCATATACTCGTCTGTTTTACAAACGAGGGCTGCTTATGACGTCAGGATCTATCATCAATAATATCGATGAGGAAAACTTTCGTCGTAAGACTTGGTCAGGTACTAATGGGCGAACCACCGAGAATCCATACTCGATGTCGCTCTCACTTGGAACTGGCACTCCGCTTACGCAGAAAGGGCCTTACCCTCCTATATACGATTACGGCCTTTACGGGCCCGTATATGGCTGGGACGGATTCGTCCGTGACCCTAACTTGCAGCTCAAAGCCATCTCGCGCGTTGCTGAGGCCATTCGTGGCCATAGCTTCAACGCAGGTATCTTTGCGGCGGAGTTACCGAAGACTACGGAAGGTATCGTACGGTCCGTTAGGGCCGTCCTCACCTCCTATCGAGCGCTTCGGAAGGGAGACGTAGCATTCGCTGCGTCTACCCTCGCCAAGGCCTTGCAAGGCGTCGCCTCTGGCTACGCCCCGCAACGCCTCCGTTCCACTCGGCGTATCCCGAAGAAAGCGTATGCGACCCTAGGGTCTACCCGCTTCTTCCGTAGCCACCCTGGTTACGGTCGTGCGGTTGCGCTTTCTAAGGCTGGGAAGTTCGCTGATGCGTGGTTAGCGCTTCAGTACGGCTGGCGTCCTCTGTTAGAGGACGTCTGGCAGCTATCTCAGGCGATTGCCTTTTATCGGGCACCGCCTCAACGCTGCGTCTTCCGCGCCAACGCCAGCTTCAAATCGGCTGGTTCGGCGAAGATGTCCCCGGTGAACTACCCTTCCCTCTATATCCCTTGGGCTCTTGATCAGCGTTATAGGATCAAGGTTACCTTTAGGGAATCGCTTTCCGTCGCGCGGTCATTGGGTCTTACCGACCCTCTTTCCGTAGCGTGGGAAGTGATGCCTTTTTCCTTTGTCGTTGACTGGTTCGTCCCTGTAGGGTCGTTCCTCTCAGCGCTTGGGACCGTCGGTGGTATCTCGTTCGACTCTGTCGTTCAGTCGAATTTCGAGCAGACCTGGCTTGTTAAGTCAGGGATCTCGACACCTAACGGTTATGGCTATGGAGGCGCCATTGCAGTACGGAAGATTGCTTTTACCCGTACTGTTACTTCCACCATCCCAGTACCCTACCCATCTCGAAAGAGTTGGGAGAAGGCACTCGGTTGTGAGCACCTTGCTAACGCAGGTGCACTGATCACGGGTCTAACGATCCGAGCCCATTCTTAAACTTTTTATAGGAGTCCCCCGATGTCCGCTCAAGCGAATATCGTCGCCTTTGATGGCGCAGCTACACCCGTTTCTCACACCCTCGTTCCTATCAATAGCTCCGTCCTCCCGGACGGTACTCGTGAAAGCACGTGGCGTGAGTCATTGACTACCGTCCCTGAGGAGGCCCAAGTCCGCATTGTCATGCGGTCCAAGCGCCTCAGTTCTGGTATCAATCAGGTGTCGTGTGACGTGTCAGTCCCAGTGATGGAAGCTATCGCCGGTGCAAACGCAGCGGGTTACACCGCCGCCCCGAAGGTCGCCTACGTCAACCGTGTTGTCGTCACAAGTTACTTTAGTGGCCGGGCAACGATCGCAGAGCGCCGTCTGGTTCGCCAACTCGCAGTTAATGTTGCGGGAAGCGTATCCACGTCGGTCTCTCCGGTCACTACCGGTCCAGCGCCTGAACTTATCGACCAGAACATTATCGCTTCTTAATAAGAGCGGTTATGTTCGGTCTTGCGAGCTTTGGCTCGATACTTCAGACGCTCGCAGCCACGATTCTTTTTATCGTGACCTGCGGTTTCCTTTTCCTTTTTGGGAGCTGGATATGGAACTTAGCCATTTCTGGACTAAGCCACTAGATGTGACGCACAGTCTCGAAGTACTAGAGACTATTGCGGCGAAGCACCTCGAATATGACGGCGATATTTGCCGATCATTAAGGGTTGCTTTCGCCGAGTGCGGTTGGCGAGCTCTCGCGGGCTACACCCTTTCCTATTCCGATGATTCCGACGCCATGGATTTAATCCATGCGCGTTCGGCAATCGGCCTGTTCGAGAAATTCGAGCAGCTGCCTTTGGGCATCGATAAGGAAGGTGTAGCTTACGGGAAGTTCCGTCTTGCCGATGAGGTTTGTGGTCAGTTAAATGCCATCATGCCGATCTTAACCGGTCGTGGTCGTAGCGCTGAGATATGCGCTTACCCGCCCGCCGTCCTTCTCATCGAGAAGATCCGGAAAAAAGTTAAGACCATCATGGGGCGTTGCCCGAGTATATCGGAACTTGACCTCTCATTTGGCCCTGGTTCGACTACGTCGACCAAAAAGAATACTGCATGTCCTACGGTGAAGTTTGCCGCCGGTATGCAATGTAGTGCCGAACTCGCTAACTCTGGCTTTTTGCCAGCGTTGCTACGCGAAGTTCCACATTGGACTTCGTGTTGTTCGCGATATTCCATTGATAAGGATCAATGGTTGATCGAGACGGTCCCGGTTGATGTTGTTCCGGGTCGCCTTGAGTTCGTCCCAAAAAACGCTAAGACTTACCGCTCCATCGTTGTCGAGCCCTCCCTTAATGGATTCCTCCAGCAAGGTTTGGGTCGTTGGCTTCGCGATCGGTTGTTGCGCGTTGGTGTCGATATCCGTGACCAATCTCTTAATCAAAGGTTGGCCAGGCAGGGATCTCTTGATGGGTCCCTTGCCACTATCGACTTAAGTAGTGCTTCAGATAGTATCTCACGTGAGCTCGTACGAGCGCTCGTGCCGGACGACTGGTTCTCCTTACTCTACTCAGCTACGACTCGCGTCGTGGTTTATAGGGGAATGGAGATATCCCAAGAAAAGTTCTGCTCAATGGGGAATGGTTTCACCTTTCCTCTGGAGACGATCCTTTTCTACGCCATTACGGCTGTCGCCTGCCCTCATGATGCGGTTATTCGTGCATATGGGGATGATATTATCTGCCCGACATCGTGTTACAATGATGTCGTGGGTGCCCTGTCTACTTGCGGCTTCTCTGTGAATACAAAGAAGTCGTTCGCGACAGGCCCCTTCCGTGAATCTTGCGGACGGGACTACTTTAAGGGAGTCTTAATACGCCCATTTTACCAAAAAGAGTTGGTATCCGCCCGAACGCTGTTCGTGTGGCACAACTTCCTTGTGCGTTTCGGCCTGGACGAGATCGCTTCTGCGGTCAAGTCCTTTATACCTCGCTCCCTCCGCCTTTACGGGCCGGACGGATACGGGGACGGCCACCTAATTAGCCCCGTGTTTCCAAGCAGTTTTATCCGCCGGAACCGGGGTTGGTCAGGTTTTGTTTTTGAGACGCTACAGGCATCTGTCCGTCGGCTTTCGCCGCGGTTTCCTGGTGATTGGGTTTCTCCTCTCTATCAGATTTACAGGCGCGGCGATGATCCGCTCGATCTTGTCTCTAGAGACAAGGCCGGGTGGCCATTGTGGCCGCTTCCTGGGGTAGACGAGTATAAGCGTATTAAGATCTACGCCCTCTCGTAGGGTTTATTATGGAGGCC